GCTCCATCCCTACCATTTTTTCCGTCTTTTCCATCACGACCATCCTTGCCATTAGAGCCATCACGCCCGTCTTTAATAGATGCAACACGCTTTTCAATAACATTGCCAACATCATCAAAGCGGCTACGAATGTCAGATTCAATTGTCTTCAGTGCTTGGACAACAATGTCTACGTTCTCGCCAATCTTGCGTTTTTGTACTTCTCTAGCTTGAGCAACAGACGCTTTAACAGAATCCAAAACAGCCATTTGCTGTTCAGGAGTCATGTTCTTAAGAATTAGCTCTTTGGCTAGGCTTTCGACATCCATTATTGAGCCTTCGGTTGGGTTGAGCCTAAAGATTTGGACAATTGGTCTAAGAAATCTTGTTCCATACCGCCAACTTTATTGTTATTCTGCGACATTTGCAACTCAACAATCTTGGATTTATTCTTAATATCAGCTTCTTTCAGCATCAATTCAGCAATCCTAACCCGTTTATCAAACTCAACTGATGCTTGATCTGCTTGGTTTGGCAGGTTATTTGTGGTTGACGCAATGATTTTTGCCTGTACTTCTTGAGGAATGTACTGTGCTTCCACCATTTTCTTGGTTGCATCAGCACGATTTTGCTCTGCCTGAGTAGTAACTAAGGCAATTTGAGCCTGTTGTGCTTGCATTTGCATCTGTTGTTGGGCTTGTTGCATCTGTTGAGCTTGTTCGTCAGGCTGAGACATCTTGTCCAGTGCTTCCATCATCTCAAATCGGTTGCTCAAACTTGAATTAGCCACGATTCCCTTGAGAATAATAGGCAACACAGGAGTTTGTGGGCCAAGAGTCTGCAAAAGGCTAATAAACTGCTGTTGCTCGTACTCACGAGCAATAATTCCCAATGTAGCCGTAGGAATGAAGTTCATGTCCACAGATGGATAGCGGTTTGGGTCAAACTGCATATACCTGAATGCGGCTTTCTTGATAAAAGGCACAAGGAAGTCTTCTTGGAAGTTAACCAAGGTGCGCTTGTACTTTTTAATGATAGAAGCAACAGCCATAGACATACCGCCACCATCACGGCTTGACTGAGTAACCATACCATTGGAGTCCAGTGTGCCAGTTGCTTGTAACAACATACGCTCAAACTCTTTGGAAGTGGCTAGATTGTTTCCATCAGTAACGCCAAACTTAAATGGCATCAAAATCTCAGCAGGAGAGCCGTTTGTAAGGATGGCTTTTCCGGGCTTTACTTCAAATTTAGCACCACGGGGTAGGCGAGTTGCATCCATCGCAACCATAGGGCTTGTAGTCAGTGCTAGGGAGTCTAAATGGCTGCGAATCTGTGCATCCATAGCCTTCTGCATATTGTAGGCTTTCTCGACTGTTCCACGACCCAACAAGCGGTTTGGCACAGTGTCATCCTGATAGGAAATGACTGGCCTATCTTTCATCATGTAAGGGCTTTCTTCAGCCTTGAGTAACAAATTGTCGTTAGCAATAACAACAATCGCCTCAATCATATCTTGATAATCTTCAGCTTCTGAACTTGTAGGGAACAATTCAACAATGTCTTTGTTCTCAGCCAAGTTTTGCAAGTATTCCCGTGGGACAAGGCCATAGTAGGTCAGCAATTTGACCTTCTGATCTTGGAACATTGTGAGTTCTTGTGTGGGTTCTAAGTCTTCATCAGAAGCAACCACACCAACATCAACTTTGCGATACATACCAGACTCAATGCCAGCCACAATCTTGTGAATAGAGATGAATTTCTCTACGGCAACACCCATACAGTCATCAATACTTGTGCCATTTGGGTCAAACAAGAAGTTCTTGGGGTTGACTGGCATGATCTTGACAGAAATCCTGTCTCTTTCCAATACGCCAATAGCCGCTTGACCTTGTTGATTAGGAATTGGTCTAGTTGTAGGCACATACTCTTTTTCTGTACGGACAACAATCTCGCCAATACCTGTACCATAGATTTCAGCCATCAACTCGATTTGGTCGATAGCTTTTCTGATCTTGTCTTTCTTGAAATCCTCCATGAGTTGATTCTTAATCATCTCAACATCAATGGGATTATTGTTTACATCTTGTACGTTATCTTCAATATCAAAGAAATCGCCTTGCCCAAAGATGGCTTCCATGATCTCAGCATGGCGGGTTTCTACAGCTTGTTGGGTAGCAGGGGTAACAATGCGGCTGCGCTCAGACTCACGGGTCTTATCATCATCAGCCCATTGACCACGGAAGATACGCTCATATTCTTCCCAATCGCTCAGGAAGTTGGTATCCCGATAATTGCGCCATCTGTCGCAGTGGTCAATAACAAAAGCAGTTAACTCCTTGTCATTCTCAGTAGGTTCTTCAAATTGATTTTGGTCTAACTTGTCTGTTGCCATTTATATCCCCGAAATTATGTCCATAGGTTCCCACTCATCTGAGTCATCTTCTTCAAAGTAAGTGGTAACAGCCAATTGGTCAATGTAGGAAAGAGCATCAGGCAAGTCATCGTGAACCCCAGTTGCAGGAAACATCAAAAGTTGATCTTTGAATTCATCCCAATCTTCCTTGGAGTTAAGCACAATGCGCCCATGCTCAAACCTTCCTTGAAGTGACCAAATGATACGATCAGCTTTTTTGCGATTGCCGTGGGTCAAGTCAACTATATGAGAATATACATTATTTTTACGCATTAAGTCACTCAAATATGGCAAAACTGCGTTTTTTAATGCACCTCTCTCAATTCCAACAGCCAAAGGTCGGTATTTCCGCATCTTCAACAATATCTTGGCAGCAGTCTCTCGAATATCCCAACGCCCAAAGTCAATCTCTTTTACAAACCATTTGCCATCATCAGTAACCTTGACCACAGCAATAGCCGTTTGGTCTAGCCGTTTCTTAGAGTTAGCCGCTTGTTTGGCAACTTCCTCAAATCCAGCTAAGTCAACAGCTACATAGTACGAACCATACTCAGGTTCTTCCCCATACTTAATCCATTCTTCTTTAAAGACATCGCTACCCGCATTGTCGAAAGATGCCATATACTCTTGTTTGAAAGCGAAGCTGGAAAGGGATTTCTTCGCGCTCTCGATTTCAGCAGGGTCAATTAAGGGGTTATCTTTGGTAGTAAAGTGCCAACTTTTCCAGTCTGAGTCTTCTTCTGACATTCCAAGTTTAAAGATGTCGTAGAAAAAATTGCGACCTTTTGGAGTGCCGATGAACATTGCTCTGCCCTTTTTATCTGACAGAGAAGCACGAATAACCTGTTCCCATGCTTCAGGCTTAATGTCGGCAACTTCATCCAACACAGCGTAGGTGAGAGACACTCCTCGCAAAGTATCAGGGCGATCTGCTCCTCTAACATATATCTTTGCTCCGTTTATCAATGTGATGTCCATGTTGTTGATGTGGCTTGCAGAGATAACCTCCCTACCCAACTCCATCAACACATCCCAAATAATCTGACGAGCCTGACCATTAGTCGGCGCAACATAAAGCACAGCAGAGCCAGCAGTACACTGCAAACCCTCAATCAACAGGGTAATGGCTGAGAGCCTAGACTTACCGCACCTGCGACCAGCAGCAATGACCTTAAACCTTGTTTTATCAGCAAAGACTTCTTGTTGCCAAGGTAGGAGGCTAAAGTTTAGATCAGACATCTTTGCTTTCTATATCTTCAGCTTCTATGGTAGGTGTATCAATGTTGATACCACCAATGCCTGAGATCGTAATGTTTACAGCACTTCTCTGATTCTTTTCTTTTTCAAACAGAGTAACGGGAAGCATCCTATCCATGCACAGTTTCAGTGCAGCCATCTGAGCAGGGTGATCGTCATCCAAAGCAATCTGTACTGTTTTCTGTACAACATTAACTCCAGCACTGTTTATCAACAGGTCTTTGAGTTCTTTGACTCTTTGGTTCTCGGTCTTGGGAAGCATAGCTAATGGCTTGGCATCAGCGTATTTAGCCATAGTCAATTTACCCGAACCCTTTGGGCGACCCTTGGTTTTCTTTAGTTTATCAGGTAGTGCGTCTATCACATTCATCTTTTGTCCTATAAAGGGAAGAAGGGTTGTTGGGTTCGATTTGGTCGATTTATATACATATCAATGTATATGTGTAAAGGAAAACCAGAAAACCATACACATGACATCCTCGAAAGCTGGCTTGACACCCAACACGGCTGGAGACTGTACTTCAGGCGATGTGCCTGCTTGGTCGCCACCACGTCTCGCGGCTCGCCAATCTCCATGCGTCTTGAAAGTTAGCGCTTACTTTACACGAGAATCGTTTTCTTGTATAGTGGGAATCAAACGGGGGCATCACCCACCCCTCTATGCGGTTGAGCCGACCAAATAGGATAAACGTAGTGAACCATGTGGTACTCCAGTAAAGAGTAATCTTGAACAGGGCCTGTAGCGTGGAGTGATAGGAATGAC